TATGAGCGAGACGGCGCTGGGCAAAATAAGACGAGGAATGAAAGAACACCCGTGAAAACATACATAGACCATTTGTTACATTTTTGTCACATTTTTATCAGATTTTTGTCAGATTTTTATCAGATTTTTGTCAGATTTTTATCAGATTTTTGGCGCGCTTTTTTTTAAAAAGCGCAAAAGTGTTTAGCGGCGGAACCCACCACCTTGCACGGTACCCGTACCAGCAGGACGAGCAGCTTGCATTTCCTTAACATCTGAAATGGATTGCATATCTCTTACAAACTGAGTAACACCATTCTCCGTAGCCTGCAAGAGAACCATCATGTGTTTCTTAAGGACTGCATTCTCTTCTACGAGAAGTTCCACTTGTTTCCGGAGAGAATCCACTTCACGGCGAACATTAACAATTTCTTGACGAACTGGATTTCCAGATTGATAATTAAGACCAGCACTGTAAAGGACAGACGTCATTTCTGAATCTATTTTATATCTAAAATGTACATCAATTAACGCAGCAAGAATATTTGACATGTCAAATATTCGACTTGCAAGAATGTTTGACTTGCAAGAATGTTTGACTTGCAAGAATATTTGACTTGCAAGAACATTCGTCGTGTAGAAAATAAAAATTGATATGGCAACCTCTATCTAAAATAGATAGCACAACATGATCATTCCTATCCGTTGTATGAATTGTGGCATGGTATTGGCCGATAAGTGGTTATATTATAAGAAACGAGTTCAAGAAGAACGCAAGAATACTGCAGCACAACCGATTTATATGGATGGAAAGTCTGTTCCAAAAACGGTTGAATTGGAAGTAATGCAGCAACTTGGACTTACTCGGTATTGTTGCCGCAAACACATGTTAACCCACGTGGATTTGATTGATAAAATCTAAATGTTGTAACCCGCAAAATGTATAACAAAAATGTATTTATTTTTATGTACACTTTTTTTAAAAAAGCGCATTAGAATGGAGTTCTTCTTACCTGGAGTACTGATATTTTTATCAGCCATTGCAGTAACTTATCTTATTGTACCACATTTTACTCCAATTGTTACTATGATATGTTCTATATTATTCTTGACATTTGGCGTATATCATCATCATCAGCTGTTTGCAACAGAATATCGTTTAAGCACATGGCAAGAAGGCCTAAAAATTTATGCTCCGGCTTTTATGATTGTAGCTATTTGCCTGTTTATTATCTACAGTATCATTGCCTTTTTCACAGGAGTAAAAGTACCGGTTCCTAACATCCCCGCCATCGAAATGCCACAAGTAAACACAATCACAAATTCACTTATGAATGTTTATAATAATGCAGAGGAGGCTGTTGAAAATATGAAGAATGATGTATCTGACTCAATTGATAAGATCACAAATAATGTCGCAAATAACACAAATAAGCCAAATAATAAGAATAAACCACCTGGAGGAAATAATGGTCTAACACGCAGTGCATTAGAAGTAATTTAATGCAATGAAGTAGTAGTAGGTAATGCCTCGTAAAACCTTAAAACATGCTACGTCGAGCAAGACAGTGCAAACCATCCCCCAATTACGGCGTTTATTTGAAGAAGTAGAAGATTTTGTAGACTCTCATATTGCAAAGCGTACCTCAAAGGATACGTTGGTTAAAGAATTTCGCAAAATGTGGAAACGATTATTTATGAAGGAAATGGATAAGAAATCTGCGGATGCATTTATTGATGACCGAATGAAATCAAAGAAAATCTTGCGTCATACACGTAAACAGAAACAGGGCGGAGGCGGTGGTGCTGTATTACAGGGTGCACCGCTTGATTATACCACACGCCCTGGTGTCTATTTAGAATCAAATCAAATTCCTGTCAAGGGTCAGATACCTGCGGTATCTGGTGGTGGATTTGGCTCCTATATTGATTATGTTCATTCAGGATTTTGGAATCCACAGGAAGCACAGACATATGACCCTGTTCCTGGACAATCTGCATGGCCACAACCATATGCTTCAACTGGATCTAATTTAGTAAAAAGTGGTGGTGCACGTAGAAAATTGCGTGGTGGAAATGCATTTTTAACACAAGCCTTTACACGACCGATTCCATCAACTGCACCTCCAAATCCTGGACAGGATATGCAAACGATGTTTTATGGAGGCGAAACAGGCCCTTCACCTGACCAGGTGCAACGTCCTGTAAATGAAATAATTTCGCCATACAAAGTACCGATTCTGTAATCCAATTCCATATTATTTATATTATCATGTATCATATGCATGATAATATAAACAAGTCTTTTCTAGTAATCCTATAGATAGCACCATGAATGAGACTGCTATAAAGGATTCTAAAGAACTGGCGAGAAGTCTCATTCGCACATATTTTAATACGGTATTATATCCCTATACAAAACATCATATTGATTCCTACGATGCTTTTTTAAAGCAGGACTTAATTGGCATTGTATCATCAAATAATCCGTTGCTTATTTTGAAAGATTTAATTGATGAAACAACCAATACGTATCGTTATCGTGTGGAAGTATACGTAGGTGGATTAAACGGCGATGCTATCCAAATTGGTACTCCGACAATGCACCTTCAGCGTAATATCTATGTAGAAAATGGCGATGATCAGAAAAAATCAGAGCCTGAAGTCCAATTTGTAGAAGATGTGGGTGTCATGTATCCGAATGATGCGCGTCTCCGAAATCTTACCTATGCCTCAACTATTTATGCAGACATTGTTGTAAAAATCACATTTACGCCTGATAGAGCATCTGCTCCAATTGATATATCACCGCCAGAAAATACATTTAAGGCATGGCCATTATGCCTCATGCCCATTATGCTCCACAGTAGTTATTGCATTCTGCATGATAAACCCAAGGCATTTCTTAAACAAGTGGGAGAATGTCCCTATGACAATGGTGGCTATTTTATTGTAAATGGCGCAGAGAAAGTGCTTATTACACGTCAAGAAGCAGCATTTAATACGTTGTATATTTCGCCACAAAATGATCCCAAAGTGCGCCTCTTTGCATCCATTCAGTGTATTTCTTCTACATCACGGATGGTAAAACGCGTGGCATTTACCATGATGCGTCAACGGAAAACACTTGTAAATCCTCTTCGTAGCCAAGATGCTATTAATACACATGAAACCATTCTGGTCTCCTTGCCGTTTGTTAGAAAGCCCATTCCCTTATTTGTTCTCTTTCGCGCACTTGGGTTTCAATCCGATGAGGAAATTCTCCATTTTATTTTCCCTGATTTTGATGACCCTGAGGCGCGCCTTCTTATGCCTAAGTTACACGCCTCTATTCTTGAAGGATATCCTTTCTTATCCACCATTACTGCGCTTAATTATATCAAGACATTAACAAAGGGCTACAGCGTAGACCATGTAATTGATATTCTGCGCAATCAGCTGTTTATTCATATGCCGAGCGAATCTACTGCACAGGCCATTTTCTTAGGAGACTGTGTCCGCAAAATCCTACGTGTAAATGAGGGTTATGACGGCAAAACGGATCGCGACGATATACGTAATCAGCGGTGCCTAACAAGTGGATTCCTTATTCAAGAACTCTTTAACAATTCCTATAAACAATGGTGCAGTGCAACTCGTCTGGCCATTGACAAGGAATACAATTATAATAAGGGTGTGTATATCAATGAAAATTTCCGAAATATTTTTACACCATACAACCAAGCAAAAATCTTCAAAGAAGGTCTCCTGCGCGATATGATTCTCAAAGGATTTAAAGGAAAATGGGGGACGGGCCTTGGCGAAGAAAAAGAGGGCGTGTTACAGTCGCTCTCACGGCTTTCTTACGTGGATTTTATGTCCCATTGTCGTCGTGTCATTCTCAATTTTGATACGAGCATGAAACTGACTGGTCCGCGGAAATTACATACCACGCAGTATGGTTATTTTTGCACGTCTGAAACGCCAACGGGTGCATCCATCGGCATTGCAAAGAATCTCAGTATTATGACGGCGATTTCAACATCTACGAATCCTGATACGCTAATTGCATGGTTGTATAAAAAAGGCGGTGTAATTAAACCTGATGAGGTAACTATAGAAGAGCGTGCAGCATTTGTACCTGTTTATCTTAATGGTGGTATCATTGGTTATTCTGATAATGCACCGATTCTAACGGATGTATTAAAATTATTCAAACGCACGGGATGTCTCCCTTATTCCGCAAGTATTACATTCTCAATCCGTGACCGCAAAGTGTATATTTATTTGGATGCTGGTCGCCCATTGCGCCCGCTGATTTGGCTGCCGTCAGGAAAGAAGGATGTGCGTGAAAAATACGAAATGCAACGCGCTAAAATTGAGGCAATGCCGTCATGGCGATTCCTTGTTCTGGGAAATATTAAGAAAGTATTACAGCATAATGCACCTGAACTATCACAAGAAGATGCAAAGGCATATATGCATATGCAGTTAACAAATACGACATTTATGGACCCTTATGAAGATAAAGATACTACTACATTTGAGGAATATCATAAGGGATTGGAGGCACATACAGGTGCTATTGAATATGTGGATCCCTATGAGCAGAATGAGACATATATTGCCAATTTCCCCGAAAACATTCAGGCAGAAACGACGCATATTGAAGTGCATCCCTCTACGATTATGAGTATGATGACATCCATGATTCCCTTTGCACATCATAATCAGTCACCGCGTAATCAGTTGTCATGCTCACAGTCTAAACAGGGTATTTCAGTATATTCTACGAATTGGAAGAATCGTTTTGATAATTCTGCACATGTCCTCTGTTATGGTGAAATGCCGCTGGTTCGTACCATGTATAACAATTTTCTGGGGGAAGGGAACATGGTATATGGAATGAACTGTATTCTGGCAATTGCGTGCTGGACAGGATACAATCAGGAAGATGGTATTGTTATGAATTATGATGCGATTCAACGTGGTATGTTTCGTACGATGGCATATCGGTCCTATGAAGCATTTGAAGAGGATGATAAGTTGGCATCAACGCGTGTTCGGTTTGCAAATCCGATTAATGTTCCATCGTGGACAGACCTTCGCCCAGGTCTGGATTATTCTAAGTTGGATGATAATGGTATCATTCGTGAGGGAGAATATGTAGATGAAAACACCGTGATTGTTGGAGGATACATGGAGAGTACAAAGGATCGTATGGTAAAAGATGCGTCTACTACTCCGCAGGTGTGGACACGGGGTCGTGTGGAGAAGGTGGCGGTTATGTTAAATAATGCGGGGTTACGTCTCGTGAAGATTCGGGTGGTACAGGACCGCATTCCTGAGCTGGGAGATAAG